TACTTGTACCATCAACTCTTAAAAAATCATTATCTGCTATACCACTTGTTGCAACTAATACATTACCATTAGATATACCAGTTGATAATGTGGCAGTTGTTGTAACTGCTGTTCCATTCAATGTTATAGCATCTGCTTCTAACGTACCATCAAAGTCACCATCAACTGCATCTATGTTACCTTTAAATACTGTGGCTGTAACTGTGCCACTGCTTGGATTGTAAGTTAAGTTACCATCCATTTCCAAACCTACGTTACCAGTGCTAGATGTAGCATCTTCAACAAACGTAATTAAATTTTCTTCATCAGTGCTTTCATTGTCTGTAACAAGCACATGAGATGAGTTTGTTGCATTAGTTGCATTAGTTGCATTAGTTACTGTTACACCTGCGATAACTGTATTTAGTGCCGTGCCATTTACTGTTATTGCGTCAGCTTCTAATGTGCCATCTACATCTACATCACCAGATATGTCTAAGTCTGCCATAACTGCCGTGCCAGTTATGGTCGGTGCAGTTAAACTTTTGTTTGTAAGCGTTTGTGTTATATCCACTGCAACCAAATCTTGTGTGCCACTATCTCCACTGTCAGGTAGTCTTAACGTATTTGCCGCAGCAGCAGAATGTGGTTGTGGTTGTAATGTTTGGAAGTGAGCATTTGAAACCTCACAATACATTCTTAAAGACGCTGGTGATCCACTATTAGATTTAAAAGCAATTACACCACCCTCTACTGTAAGATCGTCACCTACAGATAAATCTGCACCAAGTGAAACATTGCCACTGGCATCTAAAAACACTGACTTTGATGCAGGTATTGTACAGAATATATTTTTTGTACCAGCACTAAAGTTAACTGCACTATCACTGTTAGAACTACTAATAATCGTAGTTCGTGCTATCGTACTAGAGTCACTGCTTAATGTTCCTAAACCAACCTCAAACTCGGCAGAGCCAGGAAGTATAACAGCATAATATGTTGTATTAGAATTACCTATACCTGCTGCAAAAGTTTCAAAACCAGTTACTGCACCACCTAATGTAAGTGTGCCAGTGCCAGTTGTGGTTGTTGTTTCTTTTACTCTGTCGTTTAGTACAAGTGCCATTATTTAAGCTCTATTGTTAAGTTATCTGCGTTAATTCTAAATATATCACCACTAGCTATTGTCTTACTTGCATCTAAAGCTCCAACAAAAAGTATATTACCACTGCTTGATGCGTCTGCAATAAACACATGTGTGATTGTATTGCTGGTGCCACCAGATGCTGGAAACTCTATATTTGCTGCGTTCTTTGCAGTTTGTGTATCTGTTGAATCTGCACCTATAGTAGTCCAGTTTGCCGCAGTAACTTGTTGTCTTGCATAGTTTGTAAACGTAGCCTCTGTTAACGATCCAGTTTCTGCTGCACTTACTGCCGTTGCAAGTCCTACATAAATACTGTCTCCAGGTGATGAAAAACTAAGAGAGTTATTTTTAAATAAGAAATGTAATAATCTTCTTTCTAAATAATTGGTTGCTGCATTTGCTGTTGCCATTTTCTACTCCTATGTTCTTTGTGCTCTTGGTAGCCCTTGTCTATAAGCATCTTCGTTTTCTCTTGCCTCTCCTAAATCTTTAAGTCTTTGTAAATAAAAAACATAATTTTTTTCATATTGTGCAATAACATCTGGCTCACCTTTCATATAATAATAAGCTTCTATAAGCGATCCGTAAAGTAAAGCGAAAGGTGCATTTGTACTTAGCCATGTAGTTCCGCCATCTGCTCCAGCAGTAAGACTTGCAGGTCTGTAATAGTAATGCAATTCAAGAGTATAATTTGAATCTGGAGTTGGTGCTACAATAAAATTGTCTGTATCAAACCTTGCATAATATTTTGGTAATCCTGTTGTTGAGGATGCTGGTGTGTATTCTCTTAAATAATTAACATCTTTTTGCAGCAAAAAACTTTCTGAACCAGAGGTCGTTATTTGCAAAGAAAATGAAGCAAGATAATCACTTGGCACTGTTAAAAATTGATCTGATGATGTAAACGCACTTGTAACATTTTTTCTAAAAATATCTAAATCGACACCTTTAAATATCTTTTCTTCCGCTGCTTTTATAAAGTTAGGCAAATTTGTAACAAAACTAGTTTCACTGTTGTCTGCATAATCTTGTATTGCTGTTTTTAATGTTGCAAGTGTAAAGCTCATTAGTTTGTAATTGATGTTGGTCCTGCACTTGCAAGTCCTCCACCACCTTTCTGAGTTATTGTTGCGGTTACTCCTGATGGAAACGAATAATTGTTCGTATCTATATTTGTAATTGTAAATCCAGAAGCAGAGTTTATCGTTGTTGCAGCTATACCTCCGACACTTGTTGCATCTCTAAATCTAACTGTATCACTTGTTGATCTGCCATGATTTGGTTCATTAACCGTTACGGTTGCAGAACTAGCAGTCGTTGAAAAAGCATTTAGCGGCAATAAATTTGGTACTGCTGTTTCAGTCCTATCTGGTCGGGCATCTCTAATAGCCTCTAAATCTGTTCTAATTCTTGGTGGCGTTAATTGTGGATGTTTTTCTTCGTATTCATCATATCCAACAATACTGCCATTCCACTCTTTTCTCATATCTTTAATACGATATCTAAACCCAGATCTATCTGATATTCTATAAGCATATTTACCCTGTGCAAAAGCCATTAGCCCACCTTGTAATATGATAGTTGTGGATTAACTTTGAACGCTGATCTATCTCTATCTTCAGCCATTGCTCTTTCAAACTCTTCCTCATACACAGTCTTTAATAATTGTATTCTATCTGGTGCTTTTTTCATGGCTATGTAATATGCTAAACCTGCGGTTAGACACGGATAGAACCTAAATGGCACCTCCATAGTATTAACTTGTGCATCAGCGTCTTGTATTCTAGTTAATGCGTCATAAACAATTACATCTGTGCTATTTTCAGGTGCAGGATATATTTTAAGATTTGGTGTTATTTGCCTATCTAAAAAATATTGAGTGGGTCTACCAGTTGTTGTTTTAACTGGTATGTTTGTGAAAGTATCCCTTGATACTCTACTCATGCTGAAATCTGTGGTGCTACGTCTAACAACAGCAGTTAATATATCAATAACATCAGTTCCTAAACTATAATCAGCATCGTCTGCTGTAAGTGCTTGTGTTCTTTGCTCTATAGTCCACTGATTCAAGCCACGATTTGCCCACTCTGCTAACATGATGTTCATAGAACGTCTAGCTGTTTGCAAATCGTAGCCTGTTTTAGCTTCTAAGCCACATCTCTCAAAAGCTTCTTCAATGTACTCAGCGACATCTAATTCAAAGTTTGTGGAACTTGATAGAGCCATTAAGCTTTACCACCCTTATTCATTTTCTTAGCCATGCCGCCACCACGCATCTTTTTAGCCATACCACCACCACGCATTTTCTTTGGTTTCATAGCCATGCCACCGCCTCTCATCTTTTTGGGCTTTGCCTCGCCACCCATCATCATTTTAGCAGCTTTAGCCATGTCTTTTGACATCGCCATCATTTTTCTTGGACTCATTGCCATTTTAGTCTCCTATAGTAGTTTTCACGTTGCTTATAAATTTCTTCAACATCATACTTATTATAATAATTATCATAATATCCTAGCTTCTTCAATTTATTTGCACTTTCTTGAAGTTTACTAAGCCTTTGTATAAATATTAAAGAATATTCCTCACTAACTATTTCGTCAAAAGAACCATCGTCTATTAGTTCATTTACGTCATCGTCAGGGTGGAATCCCATTAACCAAATATCTCTTTGGTCAAACTTTTTTTGATGTATTAATTCATTTAGATTAGTTAGATTATTGTGAAAAACGTCATTATTTTCATAACACAAATCAATGACTATTATTAATTCTTTAGAATCGTGAAATTTATTAATTAAGGAATAAACAATATTATAGTTATCTGATGTTTTTAATGCAAAACCAACTTTGTTGTTTTTCCAAGCAGCTTTTGCGTAAGGGCATGATGGTAAATTATTATAGTTTTCGTTAGGAACTTCTAAGGCATATTTAGACCAAGCCTTTATCTCATCACATATTTTTTGTTCCATGCTCATTTTTTCTTTTTACGCCTTGCTGCTTGTACCCTTCTTGGTTTACCTGCTGGTTGACCTAATCTCTTTTTTTGTGCTATTCGTTTCCTTTTTTCAGACGCTGACATCTCTGATGCAGTCTTTGGAGTTTTGCTAGATATCCTTTTAGTTGGTCTACAATAAGGAGTGCCTCTTTTTTCTCCTTTTTGTCTACCACACTTTTTGCCAGTTCTTTGATCTTTCCAATCTTCTTTAAACCAACGCTTAAGTGCTAATCCAGCTTTTGTTTTACGAACAGCCATTACCTAAACTTTGTAACTTTTCTTCTATTACTCATAACAACACCACAGCCTCTTGCAATGTTTGGATTTTTTGATGGTCTTTTTCTAGTTTGTTTTGGCACCTTGCCACCATTAGACATTGTGATAAGACCACCTTCAGCTTTTTTCTTAGCCTTTTTGCCACCTTTGCCATAGTTTGCAGCTCCTACCTTTCGGCATTTTGCAATGGCTCCTGAAGCATAAGCTGAGGGAAAAACTCTGTAGCGAGCTTTAACTTTATGATAACAAGCGTCTTTAGGCATAATATCTTCCTTTCAATACTTTCCAACAGGTGCACCAATATTTTCT